ATCTTCCTCTGTCTGTTTACCACCTGCAACAAGTGCAAAAACCAAAGTACGAGATAAAATGTCTGCAACAGTTTTGTTTTCTGTGATCGTATCCCAGGATATGAGGTCTAAAATACTTGCCTTCTTTTCAAAATTAAATGCTGACCAATTGACGTAGTAGGCTGATCTTTCTGATAGCTCTGAGAAATACTTTTTCATTTCTCTTTTGAGCGTATTATCTGATCTGACTATCTTGCGGAAGTTATCTTCATTCTTTTCATAGTCTGGATGATATGGCTCACCTGATAACTGAGCTGCATATACTTTAGACAAAGAATGCGACACCTGTCGTAGTTCTTGAAGTTTATTGTTTTTCATATTGGTCAATTGCCTTGTTTACTCTTTCCAAGGTATCACTCAATTGATCGTCTGCCTTCTTTTCAGGTTTTGGTGCATTGGTTGCGCTGTCTGATTCCCTCAAGGTATCGATCTCATCTTTGAGTTTGTTTATTTTGTCAGAAATAGTGGTCTTTTTATTAAAGATGTCTAACTGCTTTTTAGCTTGTTCTTCAGGACCAAGCTTTTTGCCTGATGCTTTCATTTCGAGTAATTCTTTCCGAACGCCATTATTGAACTCTCGCACTTCTTTGTTGAGTTTTTTGATCTCTGCCTGTTTTTGTTTGATTGCTGGATTCACTTTCTTTTTTGCCTTCCCTTTCCCCTTGTCACCTTTGCCACCAAGTTTCTTCAAGGCTTCACTAATTTTCTTTTTGGTTTCATCAGACAATGGCTGTCCCACCGCTCCACCTTCAAATACTTTGAACATAGCTGAACCATATCTTTTAATAAATGTTGATTCTGCTAGTTTTTCGTGAGCTTCTGCAACATCGTCAACAGTTGGGTCAACCTCCATTGGATTACCCTCCATGTCAAACCCTGGGTTTTGTGGATCTTCTTGTGGTTGTTCTTCCGTTTGATCACCAGTAACACTTGCCATTTCTGCATCAAGTTCAGCGAGCATATCATCAGCCATAGTCAAATCGACTGGCATTTCACCTGTAAATTCTGGCAAGTCCATGACATCTCTGAGTAAATTTTCAATACCAGAATCAGGCGTAATGAGCTGTGTTTGAACTGCTCTTTGAAGTGATGTTGTGAGTGCATTGATATCAACTGTACCGATTTTATCAAATACCAGTGTTGGATATTTATCAACAATGAAATTATAGTCAACCAATTTCTTTACTACATATCTGTTATACATCGCGGCAATATATCTGGCTGTTGCTTCAAGTGATTGAACAAAGAGCTTTGATTGATCTGCAGATAAAGCATAACTTCCAACGGTGCCGCCAAGTTCAAGGAATTGTGCCAATACGTTTTTGCTGATTTGTCTGTCATGGTGTTGAATGAGTGGCAAAAGTGGTTTTGTAGTTCCTGCTTTCATATCGAGGAAACCTACTTCCCAGCCATCAGGATAAACCAAGTAGCCTTTTTCATTAGCTCTGAGGTTTTCAAGCAAGATTTCCATCTTCGATTCGTCTGCTGGACCAGTGACACCTGTAGCTTTTGCATACGGCACACCAAGCCCTTGACGCTCTGCACCAATTCCATCAATCAGATATAACTTGTCTTTCATGTACCAATGTTTGTATGCACTTCTGAGAATTGATAGACCTTCCCAGTTTTCGCCTTCTTTTTGATTGACAAAGACAACCAACTTTTCCATTGGAATTTCATAGGTACCATTTACAGTCTGTTGAAGAATGCCATTGTTTTTATTCTTTAATTGCCATTGAAGAACTGTGTCTGGATATCGAGGTGAAAGTTTGCGAAGTCCAAGCTTCATGTCTGGTCGCCATTCCCAGATAATCTCAAAAGGCATTGAACCATATACTAAATAGAGCAAGATTTCACCGAGTGTTTCTTCCCATGTTCTTGAACCTTCATCCATGATTTCTTTTTCAACAAACTCTGCAACTTCAACATCTAGTTTGTCATCACTGACTGGATCAACTCTCCAACGAGCTGAAAGAATAGGTAAAAAGATTGCAAGAAGTGTGGCTTTAACTGTTGCATCACCCCAGCGCATTTCATCATAAATAGCTACTCTGCGCGAACCCATAAACTTGTAATTGTAATCTTTAGATACAATGATTCCATTGAGGGCAATACCTGCTGAATCGCCTATTTCAGTTGGTGCTTTACCTGAGGAGTTGATTTTGGGTACTGGTACTTTTGATGTGCTTTGCTTTGCCATAAATCAATGATAACAGTTTAATTATCCTTTTGAAAGCATCCGACAATCTTGGACAATTCCCGATTTTACTTCCAATCATTGCTATTTGTGGTCAGTCCTCCAATACCCGATCTTGAAGGTGCTTCAACTTTTGGTACCCAAGGTCGTTTATCCTCAACTGGTTTCATTGGTGGTTGTGGTCTGTTTGATCTATCTGGTGGCAAAAACGCCTTGGCAATTCTTTTGAATAGCTGAATAACGCCATACCGGAGTGCGTCTGGTCCATGATCGTCTTTCTTCTCTGGTTCTGTTGAATATAGTCCATTAGCAAGTAGTTTTCTTTTATATGAAAGAACCTCAAGCCTGAGCTGTGGACATTTATCAGTTATCATCAGGCGACCTGATTTGAATAATCGCTTCACAAGATTGATACCATTATTCACTCGAAGCATTCCACTATCTTCTTGAACATTGAGGATTGGTGCACCCTTGAGCTTTCTATCTTCTATTTCGGTGAGTCCATGAGGGTCAGGCACCCAACCCCGGACGCTTCCCTTTGACCCTGTGGCCTTGTCTGGTAGCTTCAAACCATAACCGGCTAGTTTATCACTGACTGAGTTCCATATTTCCTCTGTACCAAGATGATCCATATAGAGTTCATCAAATATAACCATTCGATCCATTGCCTCTGGTATCCAACAGAAAAGCACAACGTCTGGGTGTCCTTCACCAAACCCAAAGTCCTCAAAAATGTAAACATAGCCACCTTTGCCAACTAGTGTCCATTCAACCAGCATATTATTGTCATCTGAGAAACTATCACCATAGACAACACCTTTGAGCCCTGGTCTTGAACAGACCCATTCAGTTTCCCATGTATCATCGTCAAGTGTTTTATACTTTGTGATTACGTCATCCCAGAAATAGTATCCTGAGGTTTCTTCGATCATTTCACCCTTTGAGTTAGGTTCAAGCCAGCGCTTCTTTTCAAATCCTTCTGGTAGTTGGGTTCCAAAGAGGTCATAAATCTGTTTTAACTTCTGAGGATCATTAATTGGTAATGGCTCAACTACCTCGTAAATACACCACATGTAGACTTTGGCTGATCGTTCTTTGGCTTCATCAAGCATTCTTTGCATTGGACCATTAGCAAACTTTCGAGTTGAGGTGAGGATAGTTTTTGCTTTGACACCCTTCTTTGATTGAGCCATTGAGAGTGCTTGCTGTAGAATCTGCCAGATCATCAAGTCAATTTCATCAAGGAATACTAGCTGAGGGTGAGGGCTATTGTGTACAACTATTCCGTTTGCAATAAAGTTCTCTGTACCTTCTACCGTCATGTCGTACACGTCTTCGTAGCCTGCAAACTCTACTGAAATAACTTTTGTCCTATCTCTAACAAAAAATGGTTGAAGCCTGTCACCAACCACCAGCTTTCCAATCTCTTTATATGTTCCATCTTTTAGCAGTAGTGGGTGAAAATCTGTGCCAGTAATAGAATCTTGCTTGTACTCTCCTGTTCCGTGTGAGTTCCAGCCAAAAGTAACTTTATAAACAAGAATCTTTTCACCCGTTTTTCTAACGTGCGTTGCTTTTTTCAAACAAAATCTATTATCAGCAATATCAAACGAATATGTATAAAACTCTTTACCAACAAGATCCTTGATTGGAATACCTTTTTGATATTTTGACAGATCCCTTGGACAATCTATTAAAGTATCACCTGATAAACAATTCACGCCTGACATTGTACCAGTGAGGATTTGTACCTTTGATTTATTTTTCAACTCTGTGCGATTCATGGTTGTTGAAGCGATATTGTGAGCAAACGGAAAAAGTGAAGAAAAGTCTTTGAAGTATTCGTACCCCTTTTGTGCTTGAAATTGAATAGCTCCCACTGTGGCGATTTCTGTTTCATCCTTGAGATATGCCATCAATGTATCAAGAACACCAAAATCAAGTGTTTTACCACCTGATCGATTTGCAACAACGACACCAAAATCTATATTGTCAAAAATGTAATCAGATATGAAGTCAAACGGTGCACAGTGGTCATGACAAATAGCGACACGAGGAATATCGAGTCTAAAGTGGTATTTGATCCAAGCGTGTAGGAGGACTTTATCCCTTCGGAGTATTATCCCCTGTAACAGTTCCTTTGGACCTGGAAGATTTTCCTGATCCATCTCCGCTTGTATCTGATTGTTGTTTATTTCTGTGGTCATAATGTCCATTAAATATTTTAATCATCAGCTCTGCCTGCGCTTCATTTTGTGGTGCTCCAATCTGTGGAACACTATCATCACTCGCCTCTGGCCTGCCCACTGAGTAGACTTGAGACAATAACCATTTGCTATCGTCAATGTTTCCTGGTATTGCTGGTACACTTACTTCACCGATAACCATTGCACCCTTCCCATCCTCACCTGCTTTATGATCCCAGACAAGTTCTTTTCGTTTCCCTGGTGGTGTTCCTCTGACTGCTTTACTGAGATTGATAAACGATACCGCTTTCAGATCTTCAGCTCTGAGGGTGAGCAACCGTTGAAAGGTTTTTGAATCCTTGATAGTTTTATATGTCTGCTCACTGATTTTTGCCTGTTCTAGGCTCCATTCAATCATTCTAGTCTGTTTGTACCAGAACCAAAATATACTGAGCCTTTCAACATCTACATTGATTGGTCTACCTATTTTTTTGCCAGCTTTCACTTCAGCAAGAATGATCTTTAATTCTTCTTCAGTAGCGTCCACTTCGGTATTTGTTTTTCTTTTGTTTGCCATAGTTTCATTTTATCATTTATACTTCTGTTGTTTTTTTCTGCATTCAACACATCTATCAAAGTGATATTGAGTCATGACGGCAAGCTCTGATTCAGTGAGTTGCTTGTCACAACCTTTGCATTTCATATCTGATATTTTGTTAGAGTCCATAATTTTTACAACCTTTCTTGTGTTTAATAAACAACCTCTGATAAGCTGACTGAATTATTCTTCCATCCATATTTATAAAATAATTTTTTCTTCCATCATTTCCAAGTAAATTGGCATTCTCATTTGTTTTACCTCCTGAAGAACCTGTTCTTTTTCCATTTTGTCGCACCTCCCAATAATCGTCGTATTTTTTGTGTATCTGGCATAGGTTATATGCTGTTATGAGAAATTAAATTTATTAAATCATCATCGATATATATTTTTATTAGTGACTCTATTTTTTTGAGTTTTTTTGTTGTGATTTTTATTTCTATTTTGGTTTTGACCAGTTCATCGGCTAGAAACTGTCTAGCTTTTTCTTTATCAATAATCAAAAATGACTCAACAAGATCCCCCGCACGATTGGGTGTTTTCCCCTTGCCTAGAAACTTTTGGTAAAACATACGCTCAACATCTTCTGATAGTTTTGTGGTGTCTGTCATATTTATTTTTCTTTAATATTTCTGAGCAATTCATGTTTTGCTCCGTTGCAGACTTCCATTCGATCTGTTAGACAATTCCACATTGTGTTTTCTTGGCCACACATATCGCAGTTCGTTCCATCTATAATATTTGTAATCCGCTCTCGTTCTTCAATAGCACCTTCTGCCCTGGCTTGGTTGATTGATTCATCAATATGCTTAACAATATCACCAAACTCATAACCACCATTTCCACCGTCCTGTGCGTAACAATAACCACCAACTATTATTTTTAAGCGTTCTTTAGACTCTAATCTTTTTTCTGTGTAAGTCATAGGTTAGTCCTTTTTAGTTACTGGTTTGTATAAGGAGGCTATCACTCTTTCGACAATATCACTGTCCTCTTTTTTTAATGTCTGTCTTGCTTCCCGCACCAATCTATCCCTTTCTTCTGCTATGGCTTGGTTGATTGAGGTGGCTAGAAAGTCTTTGATTTCCCCTGTAAATTCTTTTGGATTGTACACTTCATAGCTTTCACCATACCTATCCCAAAGTTTATCCATTAGTTTATCAAAATCCGCTAATCTTTTTTCTGTATAGTTTTTCATAGGTTAGTCCTTTAGTAGCTCTGGATTCTCATAGATGTTGCCGATAACTTTTTTGAATCCGTATTCCCCCTCAAAAATACTGCTAGTCCCAGACCCTTTGTTAAAGTCTACTGCAAATCTATCACCACTAAATACAACCACACCCAACCCAGATAAACTGTATAGGTATTCTTCATGAGACAGATCTGGGAATGTATCAAGTTGAGAAGGCCAATCAGTGTAAAGCACGCGTAAAATATCCCCCTCGTAAATCTCTTTGCCATTCTTATCAAGCAAGCCTGTGAATTGCATGAGTACCCAGTCTTTATATATTGATTTTTTATTCAATACATCAAAAGCATCACACCTTTGTAGAGGGTTTGCTATCATTGGGTATGGACAATTAGGATTTTTATCCCAAGCTCTGAATTTTATTTCT